TAGTATTCTTGCACTAAATCCACCAAACTCAAATTGTTTAGAACCTGATTGTATGTTGAATTTAGTATTACATAATCCAATCCACCTTGATTTCTCTTGGCTATTTAACTGTTTTATTGTCATAATATTACTCTCCTTTTGTTGTTAAAGCATAAGGCAAAGCCTTATACAAAAATACTATGTAGCGAAGCTACACATTAAAAAAATATTGTACACCATAGAGTTAATATTCCATTGCTGGACCATAACCTTATGGTGTACTGTGTTCGTGAAGGATTGGGTATACCTTCTATATGTTGCAAAACTTGCTGGAGGACGCACTGCTGTGCATGCCCAACCACTACATCTCCACATAATCCTAACGGATTGCTTATATCAGTTTGATAGCATCTCTGCATCTGATACATTGCGTTTGTGTATAATGACATACTTAGGTGTTTGCTTTTCAACCTAAATGTATGCAATTAGTGGTGATAAGTTGCCCTATCTTTGTGTATTACATATACGCACTATCAATGATTCAACATCAAGTGATACACTATTTATGTATCAAATGCTCCTATCGGAACTATAGCACTACCCATAAGGACTTAACGCCTATAATATGGGTGTACGAACTTTGCAAGCATACAAGAGCTACTCGTATTATTGCAAATTATTAAAAAAAAAACCAAGAAGAAAAAGATTGTTTACAAATCGAATGTTTTGAATGCGAAGGATGTTTATGTGTTCACGGTTTTTTGTGTGGTTTTGGGTGTAATAGTGTGTTAATATACACTATGTCATCACGGAGTGAAGACACGATGATTTAAAAAAGAGAGGGTACGGGAGATTCCTCTCCCGTCCAATTAGAATGCCCTAGAAGATATCTGGGACAACATAAAACAAGCCACGATTACCGTTACTCGTCTCATACTCTTTTTTAAGTTCAAATTTGAAGCTAAGGTTTTTCAACTTAGTTTCAATTTGAGTTTGGATATCAGACATTTCTGCTGATTTATCCACTACTGTTACAAACAATTTACTCTCTACACCAACCTCTGTTGATGGAATTTGCTCATCGTTGTGATTTACAAATTGTGTGTAGTATTGCTTTTTGACCATTGATAACTCCTTTGTTATATGGTTATGATTAAATAAAAAAAAAATCAGACAGATAAAAAGACTCATTAATGTACTAGAAGCCTATTTGAAGGGTTTACTAAATCTCCATAGAGTAATGAACTCACTCCAAACTTTTTTAACTTAACAGGTATGACCCGTGGCTCCCTTAGTACATTATCTAAAATTTCATCTGTCTTGAGTACCAAATAGCATATAACTGAGATTTTGACATCTTTGCTATTCTACTAATTGGTTTCGATTTATTTATGCTATGAACATAAGTAACTAAATCTTTTTTAGTTGTAATAGGGCACCTCATAAACGAGATGCTCTATTAATCTTAATCTGACATTGTTCAGATAGAGATAACTCCCTAAATCTTGGAAGGCTTTTGAAAAAATTCAAGGCGACATTACTGTTGTCGGCGTGAATTTTAGTTAATACTATATTATTTAAAGAGAATACATAGTTCATAGAGAACTCCTATTTATTTAATGTTAATAAAAAAAATCAAAAAGATAAAATCATTAAAGGTATCTTCGCTAGTTAATCATTTCTGAACCTGTACGGCTAGCATTAGATACCTAATAGTTAATTATTATCGTTGTGAAGGAAGTTCATCTGAAAGGTATCTAAACATTTCCATAGGATGAACTGATGTTCTAGGCTATCAACTCCTAGAGACAACGATAATAAAAAAAAATCAAAAAGATAAAGAGCCCTAGTCACTTATTACTAAGGCTCTAATCATTAAAATGGTAATTCATCTTCCGTTATTACATTACTTAAGAAGTTGTCTTTACGCTTATCTAGTTCAATAGCGAACTTTTCTGCTTCTTCACGACAATATTCTATGGTATTATCATTAGGTGTGAAATCCTTTTCTTTAAGGGGTTCTCCTAGTGCTAATAACCAATGGAACTGATGATTATCTATATAATCCATAATAGTGTACTCATCTGTGAACTCAGGGTGCTTATTACACTCGTAATTCCAAAGCATATTACTATATAAGACTGCATTACGAAACATATTAGCATTTTCTGTGCCGTATATGTGGTTAATTAATGGTAAGAATAGTCCTTTATTATCAAAAGGGTAAATATCACTAATAGAGATTGGTAGTTTCATAGTGTACTCCTTTCAAGAGTAGTTAGTTAAATAATAAATCAAAAAGATAAAGTATGTAATCCTTAATCCCTACTCACTACACTAGGTAACAAGTAGGGATTAAACTATACTATCTGAACATAGGAGGAACAGGGTCAATCTCATCATCAATAGGACGGGAAGGACAACTCTCCATCAAATCAATCTGAACCAATCTAAGTTCCGCTTCGAAGCATTCCTTACAACAAGCGTCATATTGCTCCACCATAAAATCATGTTCTTTTTCTTTACATATATCACACATAGTACTCTCCTTTATAAGAGTTAATTAATATAATAAATCAAATAGATAAAGAGCCCTAGTCACTGAGCCCTAGTCACTGAGCCCTAATCCCTAGTCCTTAGTCACTAAGCGTTCACTCTGTGTGCGGGCGAGGAGGAACGACGAGGGGGTACGCACACGAGGAACAAGAGGGGTGGGAAATAAACAAACGGGTGAGCAGAGCGAACACCGAATTTCAACGGGAATGAACAAGTGCAACAAGATAATGGGGGGAGTAGGTTGTATATATACCACCCACACGCTATCTAAGGCAATTTTTTTTTCTGAAATTTTTCTTGGAAGTGAGACATCGGATGATTAAATTTAGTAATGACGGAGAAAAAGAAAGTATTTGAAATGTACGACAAATCCTCTAAGAAGTGGATTAAAGCAGTTATGGACGAAGGAGTTGAACCTAAAGATAAATCCTATATGCTTGATTTTGTATTGGCACAAATAGAAATATTTACAGTAATGGATGAAATGGAAATGGGAGTTTCAGCAGTAGAAAAGAATTAGATGTAGGGATTATAATAAACTAAGTATATAAGCTTAGTATACTAAGCTTACTGATAACTTTAATAAGATTAGACTAAATAAGATAAGACTAAATAAGATAAGCTTAAGTACTGAGTATATAAGCTAGAGGAGAAAACATGATTATAGGTGGAAGAAAAGAAAGTAAGCCTACGTTAAAAGACGTATTAGGCGTTGTAGGAAGATTAGCTCAACAAGTAGAAGCATTGCAGCTATCATTAATTAATAGTGATAAAGCACTGAATGAGTACATTGAGTATAATAAAGACATAGATAATTTTATGGACTACTTAAAAAATAAATACAAGTTAGATGATAAAGATACCAAGAAAACTGAAGATAAATAACTTTGTAGAAAAAGAGTATAGGGTATTCCCACAAGAAAAATGGAATGCAGTAGAGCAGCCTAAAGTTAAGCATTGGAATAAATGTAAGGTAGGCGAATGGGGATTATCTGATGACGGATGGATTGCAGAGTGCTTAGCTGTAAATACATATGCTACTGGTGTAGAAATGACGTACTGTTATGGTAAACAATGGGTTACAAAGACAAGTAAACTATTATTTATGCCCCATTGGGAGAACCAAAGCTTTCATGGAACGTCTATAAAAAGTCATATGGACTTAGAGCTACAGAAAGCGAGGTCATTGCGACTCTTAGATGGCTATATGACGTATTTAATGGCAGGAGAATCGCCTGATTATGAAAAACTGGGACAGATGTATAGGCCAGACCAAGAAAAGCCTGCCTGGACCGCAAGAAGATTACTTAAAACTGAAGGAATGAAGCAAATGATTAAAGAAAAAATGCAAGAAGTACTTACGGAGCGTGGAATTGATGAAGGATACGTATTAGATACTATAAAAGATGCTATTGGGGTAGCAAAATGTAATGAAGACCCTGGTAATATGATAAAAGCAGCTAAAGAATTGTCTGATTTCTTAGATATGAAGCCAAAAGCTAAAACACAGACTGATACGATTGAAGTAGACTTATCTCATCAAATAGAAGCTAACTTTGAAAAACAGACGAAGAAATTAACAGCAACAAAAACAAAGGACATAGACAATGAAGAAGCAAATCTCCATCTCGGGGAAAAAAGCTGATTTATCTATATTTATCGCAACATTAATTGCTGTTGCTGGTGATATGGGAATAAAAGTAACCGTTACTGAGAAAAAATAGTGGATAAAAAACATATTATTACTAAGATGCAAAAGGATATGCTTTTGTTTGGACGAATGATTATGCCTAATATGTTCAGTTCGGAGTCTCCTCCTTTTCATTATGATATTTCTAATACACTTATAAAAGCAGACGAAACACAAGTGAACATTATTGCTCCTCGTGGACACGCTAAGAGCTCAGTCGTTGCTGGTGTATATCCTTTATTTCATTTAATGTTTGACAAGGGTATAAAAGTAATCGTATTAGTTTCTCGTACACAGTCTCATGCTACTAAATTGTTGGGAACTATTAAAGACGTCTTAAACTATTCGCAAGAGTTCAGACATTTCTTTGGGTACTGGGGAATGCAGTCTGCACGTAAATGGTCTAACAACGAAATAGAATTAAAAGATGGAAGTATCATTATTTGTAAGGGTACAGGACAACAGATTAGAGGGATAAAACATGGAAACCAACGACCAACACTACTTATTCTGGATGACCCAGAAGATGAAATTAACACCAAGACATCTGAAGCAATGGAATTTAATCTACGTTGGTTATTACAAAGTGGCGTTCCATCCTTGGACCCCCTTCGTGGGAAGATATGCGTTATTGGTACTCCTCAACATGAGCGTTGCTTAGTAGAAACATTAAAAGACATGAAAGGATGGAATACACTAGAGTTCCGACCTGATATGGAAAAAAATATTGCATTATGGGACGAAGTATGGCCTATTGAAAAATTACAACAAAAGAAAGAAGAGTTAGAGAGTATTAATCGTTTGTCTGTATTCTATCGTGAGTACCTTTGTCAAATTGTAGGAGATGAAGATAATCTATTTAGACCAGAAGATTTTCAATACTATGATGGATACATTGAGACAAATAAGGCAGGGTTGTCGACCCTCGTTCTGACGAACCTGCAAGGTGAGGAAGTAAACGAGAGACGACCTGTGAACGTGTTCACTGGTGTCGACCCTGCTAGTAGTACAAAGAAAACAGCAGACTATAGTGTTGTATTTAATATTGCAGTTGATAAGGATAATAATAGATTTTGTCTTCCTTATTATAGGAAGCGAGCTAACCCCTTAGACCTTGCTGATGCAATTCTTGATAACTTTAAACAATATGAAAGCGCTAAGACACGAATTGAATCTGTTGGTTATCAGGAAATGTTGCGTCAATACATTAAAGAAAAATCAGAAGAACTTGGATTGTTCATCCCAGGACTAGAAGTAAAAGAGAATCCTAGAACTAGTAAGTCATACCGTCTAGAAAGCCTTCAGCCTTTGTTTGCAAATAAGAAAGTTTATATGAAAAAATCTATGCAAGCATTTGAAGACGAATTACTACTTTATCCCCGTGGTAAACACGATGACTTACTAGATGGATTTTTCTATGCAAACAAAAATGCATATAGACCTAGTCATGATTCCGAAACAGAGAAAGCGAATATGAAGCGTGATTTCCTTCGTAAAAAAGTCGACTGGAGACTATTATAAATAACCCTTGACAATTATTATTTTTTTTCGTTAATTTCTAGGCACTAATAATGAAAAAAATAAATGCTAAATATTCATTATCTTTTAAAGATTTTTTAGCCGATATAGATAATATAGAAAAGATAGAGATACCCGAAAACTATATACTGGTTGAGAATGGATATACAAAAAAGAAAACAAAAGTCCAGAAGTCAAAACAAGAAAGATAACGAGTTAGTATTTGACTACGAATCTGGAAATTTTGAATCTAGAGAAATTCACAAAGACGTACAACAAACTAAAGAACTCTGGATACAGTATAATTCATCTCGTGACCCATGGGCACAAAAATTTCAAGAGTCTGTAGAGTTTAGAGCTGGTGCTCAATGGACTCAAGAACAGCAAGAATCACTAGAAGCAAGAGGACAAGCTCCTATTGTTGTTAATCGTATTCACCCTATTGTAGAAACAGCTAAAGCTTTATTAACCTACAATTCACCACAATTTAGAAGTACTGGTAGAGAAGATTCGGATAGAGATACATCAAAAGTGTTTTCAGACTTATTTCAATACATATGGCAAATATCTCAAGGAGACTTAGAGTTAAAACAAGCTATTGACGATTATTACGTAGGTGGTATGGGAGCTCTAATGGTATATCAAGACCCTGATGCAGATATGGGTAAAGGTGAAGTAAAAATAAAAGCACTGAATCCTTTAGATATTTATTTTGACCCTAATTGTAAAGATAGATTTTGCAGAGACGCTGCTAATATTATTTATGCTAGTTATATGACAGATGAAGCTGCAAAACAACTTTATCCAGAGTTTGAAGACTTAATTGAAAATTCAACAGAAGAACCAGAAGCTTCAGATGATTATCCTACTACAAACCTATCTAAATCAGTAGGTCAAATATTTCCTGGTGATGTAGAAGATAGAGCTCATACAGTAAGAAGATATCTAGAGCGTTATACAAAAGAAATGCATTCACTTTATAATGCGTTCGAACCTTTTAGTGAAAGAGAATATTTATTTACCGCAGAAGAATTTAAAATTTATGAAGCAGAACTATACGTTATAGTTAGAAAAGCTACAGGAGAAGAAACAATTATATGGGAAGAAGAATCGGTAGAGGAACTAATGCAAGTTATCCAAGAAGATGGAGCAATGTTTCACTTAGCACTACCACCTATGCAGTTAGACCCTCAATCTGGACAACCAATTCCTCAAGAACCAATCAAGGTTCCTGGACCAGAAAATGAAGATGGAATACCTGGAAGTACAACAGTACTTATTCCTACAAGAGTAGAAGAATTAAAAGGAATGGAAAAAATTACGTGTAATAAAGTAGATGTTCCAAGAATTAAAATGACAGTAAGTGTAGGAGATTCATTATTATATCAACGAGTACTTCCTGTAGAAGATTACCCTATTGTTCCTATAATGAATGTACACTTACGTACTCCGTTTCCTGAGTCGGATGTAAGAATTTACAGACCATTACAAGAATATATAAATAAGATTCGTTCTTTAATTATAGCTCATGCTAGTACTAGTACTAATGTAAAACTTCTTATTCCGAGAGGGTCTGTTGATAAAAGACAAGTAGAAGAAGAATGGGGAAGAGCGGGAACTAGTGTTATAGAATTTGATGCTGAATTGGGTGCACCTATTGTAGCTGGACCAGTGCCACTACCAAATGAATTATATAAAAATGAAGCCGATGCTAAGTCTGACTTAGAATATGGATTTGGAATTTACGAGTTGATGCAAGGCGGGGGTAAGAATGCACCATCTACTTATAGAGGTACTATAGTAGTAGACGAGTTTGGGCAACGAAGAATTAAATCTCGTAGAGATGATATAGAAGATGCATTAAATCAAGTGGGAACAGTTGCTATTCCATTAATGCAGCAATTATATACTGAAGAAAAAGTAATTAGACTTGTTCAACCTAATGGAAGTGAAAAATCAGAACGATTTAATTTCTTTAAAGAAATGGAAAATGGAGATGTAGCAAAATTCCACGACATTGGTGTAGGAAAATACGATATACAAGTTGTATCGGGGTCTACTTTACCTACGAATAGAATGGCACTATTAAATACATATATGGAGATGTTCAAAATGGGATTAATAGACCAAACAGAAGTATTAAAGAAATCAGAACTTGTAGATATAGAGGGTGTAATGGAACGCTCTGGTCAGATGCAACAAATGATGCAAGAATTACAAGCTACGCAAGAAGAATTGAAGAAAGTAAAGGGCGACTTACAAACAGCGGACAGAGAATCTGTTCACGCTAAGAAACGTCTAGAAGTAGAAAAGTTTAGTTCTAAATTAGATAAGGTATCTAATAGGGCTGATATGGCGTCTAGTTTATTTCAAGCTAGACTCGGAGACCAACAACAAACGTTAATGAACTCGGAGGCTCCACAGGAATCAGAAAGCCTGTTTGAAGAAGATGAGAGTTAACATGAGGAGATATAATGGATAATACAAGCGAAATAGTACAAGAGAACTCACAAGACCAGACTGTAGAGTCGAGTGATATGCAATCAGACATTTTTGAACAAGTGTTCAATAGCGGTGGAGAAGACCCTTTTAACGTAAAAGAGCCAATTCAGTCAAATATTGAACCAGATATTAAAAGTGAAACTGAAAGTGCTCCTGATGCTATAGAAGCAAAGGATAATGATAGTCAATTTCAATACTGGCAATCACAAGCAGATAAGCAAAAAGATGAAGTAGCTGCTCTTAGAGCAGAAATGGAAACTTTAAAGCAACAACCTGCTCAAGCTCCAAAGGAAACTAAACAACCTAGTTTAGTTAAACCAGAGAAGCCCGTGAAACCAGCAGACTATGATGTTTCCGATGCCTTAGCTGACCCAGATAGTCTTTCTGCTAAGTATTTAGCACGTAAAGAAGATTATTTGGATAATATGAGTGACTATATAATGAAAAAAGATGAAATCAGAGAAGAACAAATGAACATAGCTCAGAAGGACCAAGCAGTTAAACAACAGCATCAAGATACCTTGACGCAATTACAAACTGACTTTAATTACACTCCTGAACAAGCAAATGATTTTGTTACTAAAATGAGCTCACCCGATTCATTGTCTTTAGGTAATTTAGTAAAGTTACACCAGTTGAACCAGCCCGTAGAGGCACAACAGACTGAACAAGTCAGTCCACAAGCTCAACAGAAACAATTACTAATGAATAAAAGACAAGAGAAACTCAATATTCCTAAACCGATAGGAGTACAGCCAGGGCAAAGTGTACAGTCGCCAAACAAAGACACAGAAGACAAAATGATGGATGCTATGCTTGGAGATTTTAATAAGCGTAACATCTTTTAACAAAGGAGATTATTATGGCGATATATTCAGATAACATTAGTTCCGCACCTCAAGGGTTAGGGATTAATGATATAAGAAGAACGTTTAATTTTGGCGAAAGAGTTGCCGAATTAAACCCAGCTTCCTCACCATTCTTCGCATATCTTTCTAAGGTTGCTAAAAAAGCTACCGATGACCCTGTTTTTAAATTTTTAGAAAAAAGACATCAATGGCAAAGACGTAACTTTAAAAAGAAAAGCGCACTTACAGTTTTAAATGGTTCAACAGCAGGTTCTGTAGCAGCAATGGCTATTGCAGACCAAAACTTTGATGTTGACTATGACAGAACTGGAAGAAAAGATGGAGTAGGAGCTAAAATGGAATTTGCAACTATTGGACAAACATTTGCAGTCCAAGGTACTGAGACATTAAGTGGTGCTTCAGCTAAACCGATAATTTTATATTATCGTGTTTCAGCAGTAGCCCATAACACAGTGGACACAGGACTAAGTGCGGATTTCTTAGGTGCTACTAGAGTACCTACAGCTACACAAGGCAGTTTAGATGCAGCATTAGTTGAAACGCAAGCAGGCGGAGCTATTACTATTGCTGATGTAATAGCTACTACTGTTATTGCTATTGCAGATAATGCAGAAGCACAAATCATCGGTTCAGCTCACGCTGAAGGTGGAACAGCACCAGACGGATGGAGAGACGAGTTTTATTCAAGAGAAGGCTATTGCCAAATCTTTAAAACTGCAGTACCTCTATTTTCTGGAACTTCTTTAGCTACACGCTACAGAGGTGACGCTAATGAGTACATGAGAGTGTACCAAGAGAAACTAATGGAACACAAAATGGATATTGAAAACGCTTTATTATTTGGATATGGTTCAAGTGATGATACCGTAACAAGTCCAGAAGCTGCTCCAAATCGTAAAACATGGGGTATTATGCCTTACACTGAATCATATGGAAACATTAAACAGTTTACATATACGAACTCAGGGTATGATACTTTTGTAGATGCTATGTCAGATATTTTTGACGCAGAATCAGCTGCAGGTGGTAACAAACTTGTACTTGCTTCAAGAAATATCATGAACTGGTTAAACAAACTAGGTGGACAGTCTTTCTTAGGAAACGCTATGACATCTAGCAGTGGATACAGAGTAGGTTTAGAGAAGAATGCAGGAACATTTGAAGGCGTACCTGTAACTTCAATAGACACTTTATATGGTAAATTGAACTTCGTAATGGAACCTCTTCTAAGAGGACCATGGGCTAACCATGCTGTTGCGATTGATATGGCCAATGTAGCATATAGACCATTAGCTGCTAACGGTGAGTCGAGAGACACACAGATTATCACTAATGTACAAAACAATGACGTAGATGGTAGAAAAGACATGGTTCTTACAGAAGCAGGTCTTGAGATTTCTTTACCAGAAACTCATGCTGTACTTAAATTTAACGCATAGTTAAATAAATGAGGGGGAGTTGCAATATACTCCCCCAAAGAATTTTAAATAAAAGGAGAGTAACATGAAAAACAAAAGTACGACAGACAATTATAATCCAAGTGGTAAAGGAAAAAATAGTACTGATAACAAAAAAGATGGACCACTAGATGAAAATATCAAAGGAAGGCATCCAGCTAGGATGGCTTATGATGAATTAAATAAATCTAAAGCTAAAGAACCTAGAGCTATGAAAAAAGCTGATAGTAAATTTAAAAAAGCTAAAGAAAAAAAGAATATAGGCGTTATTGGTGGATATAAATATTTAACACGTAAAAAAGATGTACAATAATGGGAGCTACGAGCATAAAAAGTAGAATACTGGATTTATTATCCGATGTAGTAATTGATAATACTGCTATTGGACAATTTGCAACCGATGCTGCAAAAGAAATTGTAAATGTATTGCCATTAGAGATGTTATGGAGCATGAGTACTGCTCAAACAATACATCTTACTAACGGAGTTACAGTTACATCTTCTAGAGTTTTAAGTGTTAATAAAGGTGGAAAACTTGCAAGAGAAATTCCATTTTCAGATAGAACTAGATATTCAGAAGCTGCATCTATATACAATGCTACAAATAACAGCCCAGTTTATTATAAACAAGGTGGTAAAGTTTTTATACTACCGACGTCAACTGGAACTGCCCAAGTAGAAACAGTCAGTTATCCAGTAATTAATTATAGTGACGATTTATCAAGTTTTGTAGGAGCTCCAGACGAAATAGAGCATTTAATTATTTTAAAAACTGCAATCAAAGCAAGAATGTCTGAATTAAACGAATTTCAAGATGACACAGAAGAACATAATTTAAAAATGGCAGATTTACAAATTTTACAAAGAGAATATGAAGGAGCGCTAGGAACTTTTATTGCTGCTTATTCTAAGCCTTCACAACCTAGGGAAGAAGCATGACACAACAAGAAATGATTGAAACTATACAACAAGAGTTTTCCAATGTAGGTGAAACTCAGATTAGAATAATGTTAAATAGAGCATTAGATAAATTTGAATCAGAAACAGAATTATTACGAGCAACAGATACTGTTACAGTTGTAGCTGGTAAACGAAGATATGCATTTTCAGACTTTGATAATATTACAAGCTCAGATGATGTATTAAGTATTGATAGAGTAGATTACAATGCAAAGCGTATTAAAAGATTTACTGGAACTATAGAGGAGACTGACATAACATGACACAGATAGCAAAAGATTTTAGTTGGCCTACTAATGAAATAGTATATACGTTAAGAGATTATGCTATTATTGTAGCTAAATGGGATTATGTAAAAGATAAGTTAAGTTCTTTAGCAAGTAGCGAGCTAACATCAGGGGATACTTTACGTATTCATTATGCTAAAAAAGGAACACGATTTAGTACTAGTTTAACTGCTGCTCCTTCATTTCCTTCCGAGTTTCATGAAGCTCCTATGAATAGAGTTTTGGAACAGTTATATGCACAAGCTGGATTATTACAACAAGCAATGTATTATAAAGCAGAATACAAAGAATGCGTAATGATGGCTAAAAAATATAAGAATCGTGGTAAAGATGATTCTAATTATTCAATTAATCAACACAGTATGTAGGAGAAGGTATGGCAGCAGCAAAACATAACATAGTTATAGAGCAAGGCGTTGATTTTAGCTTAGAGGTAACATTAACAGATGCAGCAGGAACAGCAATTAATTTAACAAATGCTACTTTTACTTCTAAAATTAGAAGAAGTCCAGAAACGGATGCAATAGCACTAAGCGGAACTCCTATAGCATTTGCAAAAAGTGGTAACAATCTTGCAAACGGTGAAGTTGTGTTTAGTTTAACAGAAGCTCAAACCGCTGCTTTGCCAGGTGACAATTTAATATATGATATATTTAGAGCAATAGGTAATGAGACTACAAGAGATTTAGAGGGAAATATAGAAGTAATTGAAAGGGTGACATACTAATGAGTATAACAGTAGTTAAAAACGACAATAAAATTAGTGTAGTTAAACAACAATCTGTAGTTACAGTGAATAAGAACACAACCGCCGCAGCTTTTAGTGCATTTAATGCAGCTGGAGATAGTGGTACGTCACAAATTACAAACAACGAGACTTTGACCCTAACGGGTGGAACAGGAATAACAACAGCTGTATCGGGAGATATAGTGACATTTAGTGTAACAGACGCAGATGTTCTCATGCAAAATGAGGGCATAGACGGTGGAGATGGATTTTAATAACAATGGATTTAAAAGGGGAATAATATGGCGAATACAATACAATTAAGAAGAAGTAATACTCAAAATGCTGTCCCATCTCTAGTATATGGAGAACTGGGACTGAGAGTTAATACAGGAGGACTTGGACCAAGGCTTTACTATGGTAATGCATCTGGTACTGCTACAGACGCAAAAACTTTAATGCCTGTTGCAACACTAACGGATACTGGTTTAGCATCTTTTGCTACAGCAGACTTTGAGATAACATCTGAGGGTGCAGTTGATATTAAACCATTAGGTGTATCTGTAGGACAATTAGCAGGAGGAATTACTAACGCTAAATTAGTAAATGATTCTGTAACAATCGGGTCAACTTCAGTAGATTTAGGAAATGCAGCTACATCTTTAGCAGGAATGGTTAACATAGATTGTACAACAGGTGGAACAAAATCGATTTATCAAAATATTGGAAGCGGTACAATAAACTTAGGTGGAAGTTCTTCTACCGTTAGAGTTGTTGGTGATTTACAAGTTGATGGTGATACAGTTACAACAAATGTAGCTACCTTACAAGTAACGGACCCTAACATAGCAGTAGCGTATGACAATACAACTGCAGGAGATGGTGTAGATTTTGGTTTGTATGGTACATATAAAAAAACTGGAGAAGCTTTTGTAAGATATAGTGGACTTTTTAGAGATGTAAGTGCAACTGGTGGAGACTCTGATACAGGAGTATGGACAGTTTATGATAACTTAACAGTAACTCCTAATGCAACATTAGTAAATACTACCAACGCAACATCCGATTATGAATTAGGCGATTTTAGTGCAAACATTGTATCATCTACAATCGACTGCGGAACATTTGTTTAGAACTTTAAATGGCTAACACGATTCAAATAAAGAGAGGTGGAAACCTCTCAAATGCGGGTACGCCTGCAGCTGGAGAACTAGTATTCGATTCTACCAATATTAAGT